CCCAGAAGACGGAAATCATGGTCTCGGTGCAGGGTCAGGTGCTGCTGCAGCGCCTGAACTCGATGTCGGACGACGAACTGCTGGCGCTGGCCGAGCGCGACCCGACGGTCCTCGATGCTGAGTTCTCAGTGGTCGAGCCCGCGGCCCTCCCGGCTCCTGAGAGCGAGGACGATGGCGAATAACCCGAAGCTCGAACGGCTGCTGGCCCAGCGTGTGCTGGCCCGCCGCCGCTTGCTCCAGTTCACCCAGATGACCCACCCGACGTACTCGGCGGGCTGGGTGCATGACGACATCTGCCGGCGCCTCGAGCGGTTCAGCCAGCAGGTGGCTGAGCGGAAGTCCCCCCGCCTGATGCTCCTGATGCCCCCGCGGCACGGTAAGTCGGAGCTGGCGTCCATCCGCTTCCCGGCGTGGCACCTCGGTCACCACCCCGAGCACGAGTTGATCAACGTCGGGTACAACCTCGAGCTGCCCATGAAGTTCTCGCGCAAGGTCCGCGAGGTCATGCGCGAGGCCCAGTACCGGGCCATCTTCGAGAACGCACGCCTCGACCCGGACTCCCAGTCCGTCGAGGCGTGGAACACGACCAAGGGCGGTGGCTTCACCGCGGCCGGCGTCGGCGGCGGTATCACGGGTAAGGGCGCCCACATCCTGATCGTGGACGACCCGATCAAGAATCAGGAGGAGGCGGACTCGATCCTCGTCCGCGACAAGCTGTGGGACTGGTACCAGTCCACGGCGTACACCCGTCTGGCCCCCGGCGGCGGCGTGCTGATCATCGAGACGTGGTGGAACGACGACGACCTCGCCGGCCGGCTCCAGCAGGCCATGGCCGCGGACCCCAGCGCGGACCAGTTCGAGATCATCAAGTACCCGGCCCTGAGCGAGCAGTGGGAGTACCGCGACGAGTTCGACCCGTCGGTCCCCGGCCCCATCGTCCGTTCGGACGTGGAGATCGACGTGGACAGCCCCCCGCTGGGGTACAGCCACCACCTGAAGCTCCTCCGCCCGAAGGACTTCTGCCTCCATGAGGACCGGTACCCCACCGAGGCCCTCAAGCGCATCCGGGCCAACCTCCAGCCCCGTATCTGGTCGGCCCTGTACCAGCAGAACCCGGTCCCCGACGAGGGTATGTACTTCCGGAAGGAGTTCTTCCGGTACCAGCGCAACCTCCCCGCCCTCCACGGGATGAACATCTTCACCGCTTGGGACTTCGCCATCGGTGAGAAGCAGCAGAACGACTGGACTGTGGGCGCCACGATCATGCAGGACGAGACCGACACGCTGTACGTGCTCGAGATCTTCCGGATGAAGGGCGACAGCTTCCAGATCGTCGAGGCCATGCTCGACACCGCGGCCCGTTGGGGCGGTATCCCGGGCACCGGGTACCAGATTGGCGCGGAGGACGGGCAGATCTGGCGAGCCGTGGAGCCGTTGCTCAAGAAGCGTATGGCTGAGCGCCGTCAGTACCCGGCCTATGAGGTTTTGCGGCCGATGACTGATAAACTGGCGCGAGCACGCCCCCTGCAGGGCCGTATGCAGCAGGGCCGCGTGGTGTTCCCCGAGGGGGCTCCTTGGCTCCCGCAGGCGGAGCAGGAGCTGCTGCGGTTCCCGGCTGGCGTCCACGACGACGTGGTGGATGCGCTGGCATGGGCCGCGCAGCTGTGCATCGGTCGTGAGCCGCCTCGGAGCCTGAGTACCACGCCCCTTCTGTCGTGGAAGGACAAACTGAACATCCCGGACCTGAGTGGCGCTGGCCACATGGCCGCCTGATCGAGGAAGACCCCGATGCCCGTAGACATCCGCAAAGCTGACGAGGTCTGGCGCCGCTACGCGTGGCTCCGCGACAACGGCCACCTCGACTATGTCCGCAAGGCCAACCAGTGCGAGAACTTCTTCGCTGGCCAGCAGTGGGACAAGGGCGACCTTGCCCTGCTCAAGGCCCAGCGCCGCCCGGCCCTGACGATCAACAAGATCATCAGCACGCTCTCGAATGTCATGGGCGAGCAGATCTTCAACCGCACGGACATCGCCTTCCGCCCGCGGGCGTCAGGCGCCACGTCCGAGATCGCCGACGCCTTGACCAAGGTGTTCATGCAGATCGCGGACAACAACCAGCTGCCGTGGGTCCGTAGCGACGTGTTCGCCGACGGCATCATCGGCTCCCGCGGGTTCTTCGACGTCCGGCTGGACTTCACGGACTCCCTGCAGGGCGAGGTTCGGATCGAGCAGCTGAACCCGAAGAACGTGCTGATCGACAGCGACGCGGATGAGTACGACCCGGACAAGTGGGGCGACGTCATCACCACGAAGTGGATGAGCGCCGACCAGATCGGCCTGCTGTACAGCCCCAAGGACGCCGAGCTGCTCCGCGGCCGGCAGGACAGCTACCTCCCGTACGGGTACGACTCCATCGACCGCGAGCGGGACCGCTTCGGGTTCGCCAAGAGCATGTTCGCCTACGGCACTTCGCCGGACATGGGCGAGGGCAACGCCCGGAACATCCGCGTCATTGAGCGCCAGTGGAAGAAGCTGGACAAGGTCGAGCACTTCGTGGACATCACCACCGGCGACATGCGCCAAGTCCCGTACGGCTGGGAGCCTGAGCGCGTGCAGGAGCACCTTGCCCAGAACCCGAACCTCACGGTCACGAAGAAGCTGGTGCAGCGCATCCGTTGGACGGTGGTCGCGGACAACGTGGTCCTGCACGACGACTGGTCGCCGTACAAGCACTTCACGGTCGTGCCGTACTTCCCGTACTTCCTCCGCGGCCGGACGATCGGCCTCGTGGAGAACCTGCTCGGCCCGCAGGAGCTGCTGAACAAGGTGTCCAGTCAGGAGCTGCACGTGGTCAACACCACGGCCAACTCGGGCTGGAAGGTCAAGCGCAACGCCCTGCAGAACATGTCGGCCGCGGAGCTGGAGCAGCGCGGTGCCCAGACGGGTCTTGTGCTGGAGCTGGACGACATCAACAACGCGGAGAAGATCCAGCCGAACCAGACCCCGTCTGGCCTCGACCGGGTCAGCTACAAGGCCGAGGAGAGCATCAAGAGCATCTCCGGCGTGTCGGACTACATGCAGGGCTTCGCCCGCGAGGACGTGGCGGCCAAGTCCGTCAACGCCAACAAGCAGTCGGGTCAGGCCAACCTCGCGAAGGTCATGGACAACATGAACCGGACCGACACCCTGCTGGCCCGGAACATTCTCGACCTCGTGCAGGAGTTCTACACCGAACCGCGGCTGATCTACATCACCACCGACCGCCTGACCAACGCGGTCTCGACGATCGAGGTGAACCAGCCGGCGCCCGAAGGCTCCCCCGAGCAGGGCATCCTGAACGACCTGACCCTTGGCGAGTACGCCGTGGTGGTGACGAACCAGCCCGAGCGCGACACGTTCGAGGACACGCAGTTCGAACAGGCCCTCAACCTGCGCACGGAGGCCGGCGTGCCGATCCCGGATCGCTTCATCATTGAGGCTAGCCGCCTGAAGAACAAAGCTGATATCATTAAGGCCATGGAGGGTGATCAGGACAGCCCCGAGGCCCAGAAGCGCGCCCAGCTGGAGATGCGGAAGTTCGAGGCCGAGGTGGCCGAGGCCGAAGCGGCGGCGCAGCAGAAGACCATGGACGCCAAGCTCAAGGCGGCCAAGAGCGAGAAGGAGCTGGCCTCGATTGGTCAGGACTCCGGCCAGCTCGAGGCGCAGATCGAGCTCCAGAAGATGGAGGCCGAGTACGAGCTTGAGCTGACCAAGATGGAGCGCGAGTTCGCCCTCAAGAAGCAGCAGATGGAGCAGGAGATGGAGCTGAAGCGTCAGCAGGCCCAGCAGGACATGGCCCTGAAGCAGCAGCAGGCCGAGCAGGACGCCGCCATCAAGCAGAAGCAGGCCGCGGACGACGCCATGAACAAGCGCGTCGTCGCGGTGGAGCAGGCCAAGGCCGCCGGCCAGAAGGCAGCCACCCCGAAACCCAATGAGGCTCAGTGATGGACTACATCATCGTTTCTGGCAACACCCCCGCGGCACTGACCACCGCGGCCATGTACGAGCTGGCCACCCGCGGCCTCCAGCCGCATGGCAGCCCGTTCACGGGCTTCAATGGCATGTTCTACCAAGCTATGGAGTCCGGCCCCGGCCCGGTCCTGAAGTACATCGCCGTCGGCGGCCCGACCCCGCAGACCATGGCCGACTCGGTGGTCAATACGCTGAATACCGTGCCCGGCGCCACCCTGTACGGTGACCCGATCTACTCGGGCCAGCTGTTCCTGCAGGCCATCACCTCGGCCGTGGACGACGTCATCATCGTCGAGCCGCCGCCGAGCGACCCGCCGGTCGTCGACGCCTGATCCTCTGACCCACACACTGGAGTAGTCGCATGCTTCCCAATGACGATATCGACCTGCTGAACGCCGACCGGGGGGACGACCTCCCCCCGTCGGACCCGCCGAAGGACGAGCCCAAGGACCCCCCGAAGGACGAGCCCAAGGGCGAGGAAGACGAGGCTGCCCCGAAGGGCGACTCCCTCGATCCCGAGGGCGATGAGACCCCGGAAGAGAAGGCCGAGCGCGAGAAGGCGGAGGCCGAAGCCGAGGCGAAGCGCCGCATCCGCATCCCGAAGGCCCGCTTCGACGAGGCTCAGGCCAAAGCCCGTGCCCGCGAGCAGCAGCTCCTCGAGCAGATCGCCGAGCTGAAGGGCCAGAAGAAGCAGGAGGAGGTCCGTACGACCGTCGGCCAGATGCGTGAGAAGATCACGGAGCTGGAGGACAGGTACGAGGACCTGATCCTCGACGGCAAGAAGGAAGAGGCCCGCAAGGTCCGCCAACAGGTGGCTGCCATGCGCGACCAGCTCGTGGAACACACCACCACGATCAAGTCGGAGCAGGCCCGCAAGGCCGCGATCGACCAGCTGACGTACGACGCCCAGCTGGCCAGCGTCGAGTCGCAGTACCCGATCCTGAACCCCGACAGCGATGAGTTCAACGACGAGATCGTGCAGGAGGTTGCGGACCTGATCGACATGTTCACCCGCGCCGGCACCTCCCGCGCCGCGGCCCTGACCAAGGCCGTGAAGTACGTGCTGGGCGCCCCGCCGGAGCCGAAGAAGGCCCCGGATGCCGGGTCGCGTCTGGCCCAGCAGCGTGCCGAGGAGGCCCGCCGGAAGGCCGCAGATGCCAACCAGAAGCAGCCCGCCAGCATGACGAAGGCGGGTCTGGACTCGGACAAGGCCGGCGCCGGCAACGAGCTGGGTGTCGACGTCCTCAAGCTGTCGCAGGACAAGTTCTCGAAGCTGGACGAGGAGACCAAGGCCCGCCTCCGCGGCGACGTCGTGGAGTGAGGCCATGGACTTCGAGCAGGCGCTCCGCAGCACGTTCCTCAGCTCCCACGCCACTCCGCATGTCGTGCTGGAGATGAATGACGAGATGAGGGTCGAGCTGGTCGTGACCCTCCCCAACCACGAGAAAGTCCGGTTCGTGGCGGTTGGGGACAAGGTCCTCGAGAAATCCGGGCTCATGCCCGCCACCCAACGGGTTGGGGTCGTCGGAATCGACGGCTTCAACTCCCAGAAGGAGTAACTGATGGACAAGCCCGTCAACACCGAGCAGATGGTCCTGTGGATCGCCGGCGCCCTCGCCATGGTCCCGGAGGGCGAGGGGCTCTCCCCCGAGCAGCTCAAGGTCATCCGCGACAACTTGGAGCCGATCGTCGCCCGCCTTACCGCCGAGAAGCTGCTGATGGAGGAGGAGAAGAAGCACGCCAGCTACATCGAGCAGCTGGAGCTGGACCTCAAGCGGATGCAGAACGACCTGCACAGGAAGACCGCGCAGGCCAACCGGGCGTTCGGGTACTACGTGGACCCCCTCACCCCCGCACTCACGGCCGGAACCGTCCTCGTTACTGGCAAACGCCCGTAATCAGGTGTGATCCTCCACGAAAAGGGCCCGAAAGGGCCCTTTTTGTTGACTTCTCCGAAACCGGGGTCTAGGATCGCGTTATCGGCAGTACGCCCCGACAGCGCGTACGGAGTTCCGACCTCCTAAAACGTCGAATCCGCGCAGGCCCAAGCGAGAATCTGGGCGCAGAGATCGACTTTTTCCCCAAGAATGCCCTTAGGAGGCACTCCCCATGGCACTTACCAATTTCGGCCTGCTCACCAACGAGCAGAAGACCATCTGGTCGATGGACCTGTGGAAGCACGCCCGCAACTACTCGTTCGTCAACAAGTTCCTCGGCAAGGACACCAACTCCCTGATCCAGCACGTCACCGAGCTGAAGAAGTCGGAGAAGGGCGCCCGCGCCGTGGTCACCCTGCTGGCGGATCTGGAAGGCGACGGCGTCGCCGGCGATCGCACCCTCGAGGGTAACGAGGAGGCGATGAAGTCGTACGAGCAGGTCATCCGCATCGACCAGCTCCGTCACGCCAACCGCCACGAAGGCCGCATGGCCGACCAGAAGTCGGTCGTCGAGTTCCGCAACAACAGCCGCGACGTGCTCGCGTACTGGCTGGCGGACCGCGTCGACCAGATGGCGTTCCTGACCCTCTCGGGCGTCAGCTACGCGATGAAGAACAACGGTGCGACCCGCTTCGGCTCGGACCTGCCGTTCCTCGAGTTCGCCGCCGACGTCTCGGCCCCGACCAGCCAGCGCAAGCTCCGCTGGGACGGCACCAACAAGGTGCTGGTCCAGAACGGTGCGACCAACACGCTGGTGGCGGCCGACACCCCGATGTGGGAGCTGTTCGTGCAGCTCAAGGCGTACGCCAAGGACCAGTACATGCGCGGCATCAAGGGCTCGGGCAACGGCGAGACGTTCCACGCCTTCCTGACCCCGCAGGCGATGGCCAAGCTGAAGCTGGACCCGACCTACATGCAGAACGTGCGCAGCGCGCGCCAGCGCTCGGGCGACAACCCGCTCTTCACGGGTGACTCGGTCGAGATCGACGGCATCGTGTTCCACGAGTTCCGCCACGTCTACAACACGAGCGGCGCCGCTTCGGGCAGCAAGTGGGGTGGTTCGGGCACCGTGGATGGCTGCCAGATCCTGTTCTGCGGCGCGCAGGCGCTCGCGATGGCCGACATCGGCAATCCCGAGTGGGTCGAGAAGGGCTTCGACTACGACAACCAGCAGGGCATCTCGGTGTCGAAGATCCTCGGCTTCCTGAAGCCCAAGTTCAACAGCATCTACTCCGGTAACACCGTGCAGGACTTCGGTGTGATCTCGGTGTACGTGGCCCAGTAACCTAGAGGAGACACTGACATGGCCAAGCTCAACGCCACCCGAGGCCACCAGTACCCGCTGGTTGCCGAGTTCACCTTCAACTTCGACGACACCATGGTCGCCACCGATGGTGTCCTGAAGGACTTCAAGACCGTCGGCTCCAACGTCTTCGACGTGATCAACCTGCCGCAGGGCGCGGTTGTGATCAGCGGCGACGTGGTGACCGAGACCGCCGTGACCGGCTCGACCGCGTACAACATCTCGGTCGGCGACTCGGCCAGTGCCACCCGCTATCTGGGTGCCACCGACCGCGTCGCAGCGGGGCGCACCGCGCTGGTTCCGACCGGCTACGTGAGCCTCGGTGAGCAGATCCGCATCACGGTCGCCCCGACCGTGGGCGCGGCCACCGCGGGTAAGGTGACGGTCCGCGTGATGTACACCATCCGCAACCGCGCCAACGAGACCCAGACCCACTAAGGTCTGACCCAAGGAGGGGGGCCAAGCGCCCCCCTCCTGCCATCCGTCGCAGGAGCACCCCATGAGCAACGTAAAGTCGCCGCTGCCGAAGCTTGTCCTCAACCGCAACTACACGCTGACCAGCCTGTACGGTCACGTGGTCCAGTTCGTGAAGGGCGAGCCTACCTACGTCCCCCCGTCCGTGTACCAAGAAGCCCTGTCCATCGGTGCCACGCCCGAGAACGGACAGGAGATCGACGCCTTCGTCGAGGAGCGTAAGGAGGACATCCCCCTGTCGCCCATCGAGCGCTCCACGAAGCTGCAGGCCGCGATCGAGACCCTCATCGAGCGCAACAACCGCACCGACTTCACCGCCGCTGGCGCCCCGTCGCGTGATGCCATCGCCCGTCTGGCTGGCTTCACGGTCAACCAGAAGGAGCTGAACTCGGAGTGGCAGCGCTACCACGAGAAGAAGGCTGAGGAAGCCAACGACTGATGGACAGCACCGCTCTCCTGCACCTGTTCCGCGAGGACACCCGCGACGTCCGTGCTCCGTACTTCTGGAGCGACGCCGAGGTCCTGCAGTACATGGACGACGCGCAGAAGATGTTCTGCCGTCTGCAGGGGGGTATTGCTGACGCGACGTCGGCAGTTACGCAGATCAGCGTGGCTGCCGCCGACGTGTTCATCCCCCTTAGCCCCCGGATCCTCAAGATCCGGGCCGCCAAGCGCACGTACGACGGGCGCGACCTCGAGATCCTGAACTACGAGGATCTCCAGACCGGCGGCATGGGCGACGACTACGGCGTGCCCACCGGCTACACGATCGACGAAAGCACTGGCGACGTCCGCGCCATCGTCACGGGCATGGAGGCTAACAGCGCCCGGCTGGTGAAAATCCCCGACCAGCCCCTGACCATCGCGCTGGTGGTCTACCGCATGCCCTTGCAGGACATCACGAACACGGGCCAGCCGCTTGAGATCGACGACCACCACCACGTCCACCTCCTGCTGTGGATGAAGTACCTCGCGTACCGTAAGCAGGACGCCGAGACCTTTGATCGCGAGCGCGCGGACCAGTGCCGCGCAGACTTCGTTGCGTACTGCGATCAGGCGAAGGCCGAGAGGGAGAAGCGCGAACACAAGTTCCGGACCGTCCGCTACGGCGGCTACTGACAGGGGAGTCACACGTGCTGAAAGACCTCTTCCATCTGGTTAACTGGACGGAGTTGCTGCTCGCCGGCTTCACTGCCGTGTTCGGCGGCCTCGCGATCTGGTACCGCAAGAAGATCGCCGCGTGGCGGAAGTTCTGGCACAACGCCATTACCGGCCTCGCCTGCCTGCCCGATCTTCGGGAAGACGTCCGTGGCATTCGCTACTACGTCACTCCCAACGGTGGCGGCTCCCTGATGGACTCTGCCAAGCGCACCGAGGCTGCCGTAGCAGCGCTGGGCGAGCAGGTCGACCTGATGCTCCACACGGTGATGGCTGAGAACGATGCCGACGACGAGCTGGGCCGGTTCCACAGCGCCGCCACCGGCGAGAACACGTACGTGAACCAGCTGTACGCCCGGTGGCTCGGAGTGGGCAAGACTGAGCTGCTTGGGTGGAACTTCCTGAACTTCATCCACCCGGACGATGTCCATCGTGTCCGTGCCCATTGGGACGCCTGCCGCTCCGAGCACCGCCAGTACCGCCAGCGCCACCGCATGGTGGACGCCGAAGGCGGAGTGTTCCATGTCGAGGTAGTGGCTACCCCCATCCCTGAGACCGGCCCCGCCAAGCGCTGGGTCGGCGTGATCCGGAGGATCGACAATGACCGAGGCACCGAAGGGTAAGTCCCGCAAGGGCGTAGGTTTCGGGCTGGCAGCCCTGCTGCTGGCCTCTCCGCTTGTCATGTACTACGAGGGCCTCGAGCTCGAGACGTACGTCGACCCGGTCGGCATCCCGACGGTCTGCTACGGTGAGACCTCTAAGGACGTCATCGACCTCAAGTCGACGTACACCAAGGAGGAGTGCTCTGCCCTTCTGGGCGCCTCCATGCAGAAACACATGACCGAGCTGGTCAAGTGCGTGGCCACCCCCGTGAAGACCAACGAGGCCGCCGCCCTGATCTCGTGGTCGTACAACGTCGGCACGACGGCCGCGTGCAACAGCACCCTCATGAAGAAGCTCAACGCCGGCGTTCCCGCGGCACAGTGGTGCCCGGAGCTGAGGAAGTGGGTATACGCCGGCGGGACCAAGCTGAACGGATTGGTCAAGCGCCGTGAATCCGAGTACAAGATGTGCATGACCGGAGCGTGGAAATGATCAAGTCCCAGATGACCCCGTACGTGGCCCTCGCCCTCCTTCTGCTCATGCTGCTGGTCGGCGGCACCGGTGCCTACCTCGGCTACGACTACGGCCAGAAGAGCGCCAACGAGGACCTCGCGGACAAGATCGCGACCCTCGAGCGCGAGAAGGAAGAGCACCTCGCGGCCGACGCGGCCGCTAATCACGCCGCCGAGGTCAACATGCGGCGCCTCGAACGAGACCTGACGCTGGCCCTCGACAGCGCCAGCCAATCCTATGAGAAGGGGAAGAAAGATGCGGAAGCTGCCGCTGCTCGCGTTGTCGCTGATCTGCGTAATGGGAATCTCCGGCTGCAAGACCGCTGGCGAGGGTGTGAAGCCCGAAGTCAGGCCCTTGATGCCGCCTCTCTCGCCGAATCTGAGGCAGCCGCCCGAGACCGAGAAGAAAGTGCGAGCCGAATTGTTCAGGCCGCAGCCCAATGCGACGCCCAAGTGAACGGCCTCATCGAGGCCTACGACTCAGCGATGGAGATCATGAACAAGCGTTAGAGCTCCAGCCGGCGGTGAGCTGCTTGACTCGGGCCGCGACCCCGAGATAACACCGGCAGCCCGGGGACGTTGTCTGCTCCACAACGTTGCCCGGGCACCCTATACTCCCCCATGTACCCCTGCCCCGAGGAACCGCCGTCATGGCCAATGCACTCTTCGACAAGGCTCGCCAGCGCTTTCTGGAGGGCCAGTTCAACTGGAACACCGACACGATCAAGGCTGTCCTCGTGGACACCGGCACCTACACGGTGAACCTGACCGCCCACGAGTTCCTCGCCGACGTCGGCGCTGGTGCCCGTATCTCCACCTCCGGCTCGTTCACCGGCAAGTCGACTACCGGCGGCGCCGCTGACGCCAACGACGTGACCTTCACCTCGGTGACTGGCGCTTCGATCGAGGCGATCATCATCTACAAGGACACCGGCGTGGACGCCACCAGCCCGCTGATCGCGTTCATCGACACGGCCACCGGCCTGCCGATCACCCCCAACGGCGGCGACATCATCGTCACGTGGGACAACGGCGCGAACAAGATCTTCAAGGTCTGACATGCCGACCGTGTACCGTTCCAGCGACGCCTCCGCCCCGTCGGTAACGCCGGGGTCGGTTGGCTCGTTCTTGGCCATGCTCCGCGCCTGCCTCGTGAACGGGTACGGCTCGAAGGGCGCCGCGGGCTGGACGGAGGCCTACACTGGCACGAACGTGGCGGCGTTCCGGAACAGCACTTCCGGCGGTACTGGTTGCTACGTCCGCGTGTCGGATACGAGCAACGACAACAACGTGTTCCCCGTGACTATCACGGCGTACGCGACCATGTCTGATGTCAACACCGGCACCGATGCCACCGCATCGGTGTACGCCGGCCGCCGCCCGAGCCAGTCGGGTACTAACGCCCTCGAGTGGGTGGTGGTGGCCGACCAGTACACGTTCTACGTAGTTGGCCGCACCTCCGGCAG